AAGTAAAAAAACTGTAAAAAAGTGTAATTAAATAATCTGGTAGCGCCCTAAGCTATACGGGCCGTGGCCTAGGGCGGTAGCATAATCGAGGCCTTGGTATTCGTGGCCTAGGGCGGTTTGACTGTTACTGGGATTTAAATAGGGGGGACACCCCCCAAAAAGTGTCTGCCTCCCCCCAAAACTTGACAAAACCCGTAAAATTGCCCTACAAATCCCGTAAACTCCCCCTACTGTAAAATAAAAAACTTTACACTTTTCGGTCAATTTAGTGTTATATTTCTCAGTAATTTTTTATTCTAACTTTTCAAAAATTTACATATGCCAATAGAAAAACCTAAAAAACTAGCTAAGAAGGTGCAGGTGCGCCTAACCCCCCTACAATGGGCTAACATAGCCGCTAGGGTACGTTTTGGAGAGTCTAAGTCATCACTTGCCCGTGAGTACGGAATTACCCGTCAGGCTATTCATGGGAAGCTTCCCGGTCTTCAAGAAGAATCACCTATAGAAACAGCCGCTAGTAAGATAGTGATTGCTCATGAATATGTTCAATCTGGGGTAAAAGGTATGCACCCCAAGCTACAAGTAGAAGCATGGGATATGGCTAAGAATTTGATAGCCATTAGTGAGAATTTAACAGAAGGTGCTTTGTATGGTGCTATGAATTTCTTTAAGCTGGCAAAACTTGCTCAAGAAATGACCGAAAGTATGCTTGCCGATGGAATTGATATTAATACCCTTGGTGCTATTAGTGCTATTACCAAAACCGCTAATGAAGCAGCCGCACCGTCTATGAATTTGCTCAACATAAACAAACAGACAGTAGATAGACTCACCAAAACTGGCGATATTATCGGTAAGAAGACCTTAGCCGACTTCTATGGTATTCCTACCTTGGTGGATGATACAGAAAAGGACAACAAGTAATGCCTAAACCAATCCTAAACCCCAACCTAGAAGGGTTTTATGAGTCACCCGATTACCGTTACTATGTACTGCATGGCGGACGTGCCAGCGGAAAGACTTATCATACGGCTGGGTTCTGCGTCTATTTAGCCGCAACGTATTCTGTTAAATTTCTGTGTGTACGCCAGTTTCAAAATAGGCTTTCTGATTCGGTAATGTCTACTATTGTGGAGTGTATCGAGATAGCAGGGTTAATGGATGAATTTGTGGTGATTGCCAACGAGATACGCCATAAAACCACTGGTTCTAATTTTACCTTTTTGGGGATCAACAGAAACCTAAACGAAATAAAGGGTATGACTGGAATTGAGGTGCTATGGATCGAGGAAGCGGAAGGGCTAACTGAAGAGCAATGGCGTGTTATTATGCCGACCATTCGTGCAGAGAGCATTAAGATATTTATTGTGTTCAATCCTAGATTGGCGACTGATTTTGTTTATAAGAGGTTTGTGGTCAATACGCCAAATGATTGTATTGTACGGCAGGTAAACTATCCTGATAATCCGTATTTGTCTTCTACTATGTTGAGGGTTATTAATGAAGCAAAAGAGCATGATGATGATTTTGCTCATGTGTATTTAGGTGAGCCAAAAGATGATGATGAAGCCGCTATTATAAAACGGTCACATATTATGGCGGCAATAGATGGACATAAGAAGTTAGGAATAGAACCACTAGGCACAAGAAGAATAGGATTTGACGTAGCTGATTCTGGAGAGGATGATTGTGCTATGATTGAAGCACATGGGTCGGTTAATCTATGGGCAGATATGTGGCATAGTAAAGATGACCAGTTGCTCAAATCGTGTACACGGGTGTGGAATAGAGCAAGGATTGAGAATAGCTTGATTGTTTATGATGCTATTGGTGTTGGGGCTACTTCGGGTGCGAAGTTTAATGAGTTGAATAATGGTAGTAAACTGAAGATAGAGCATCAGAAGTTTTTTGCAGGAGGTAGTGTGGCAAAACCTGAAGCGCAATACAGCCGTTCTGGAATAAAAAACAAGAATTACTTCTGCAACATCAAAGCACAAGCATGGTATCTGGTGGCAGATCGTTTTCGTAACACGTTTAATGCTGTTACTTATAAACAAGAGTTTAGTGAGGATGAAATGATCTTTATTGATTCAACTATGCCTCATCTTAATATTTTAATTGATGAATTGTGTACGCCACTACAAGATTATGATAATAATGGGCGAATTAAGGTTGAATCTAAGAAAGATTTAGCCAAAAGGGGAATATCATCACCAAACATTGCAGATGCGTTTATAATGGCGAATCTGTCCAGCGATATGCGTAAACGGTCATTTTTTGGGTAATAAATGAAACATATAGTTAGTTTTTCAGGAGGCATGGGGAGCTTTGCAGAAGCAAAGTCTTGTGTTGATAAATTTGGCAAAGAAAACGTCTTATTATTGTTTGCCGATACAATGATGGAGGATGAAGATTTATACCGATTTAAAGATGAATGTGTTGATTTTTTAGGGTGTGAATTAGTAACACTAACTGAAGGTAGAACCCCATTTGAAATATTTAAAAACGTAAAGTTTATGGGTAATTCGATGGTTGATCCTTGCAGTAAGTTATTAAAACGAGAACCCCTTAATACATGGTTCAAAAAGAATTATCAACCAGAAAAAGCAGAAATGCACTTAGGTATTGATTATTCAGAAGAGCATCGTTTAGTTGGCGTTCAAAAACGAATGAATCCATATATATATAGGTCAACACTTATTGAAGATGGTAGGATTATTCATAAAGATTATTCAGAACAATTTGGAATTAAACGACCAAGGCTGTATAACTGGAAATTAGGGCATAATAACTGTGGCGGCTTTTGTATTAAAGCTGGATTAGGTCATTACAAAGCATTGTATGAAGCAAACCCAGAAAGGTATGCTGAATTTGAAGCTAAAGAAGCTGATGTTTATGAATCATTAGGAGCTGTACATCCGTTTCTTAAAAAGACAGAAAATAAAGTTTTAAAAAGGCTAACATTAAAAGATTACCGTGAGCAATATTTAGAAACAAATACCGTATCTATAGAAGATTCACAAGAATATGGCGGTTGTGGGTGTGCCATTTAAAACAAATTACACTCTTTGTATATAAAAATCATGGGTAATAAATATGTTCAATTGGCTTAAAAGCAAACCAGTAATACAAGAACCAGCTCCTAAAAAGCGTAAAAGTCTATTTTCTACGCATAATGACCATGAGCCGCATTTTAATGTTGCACATGATACGTTATCTGCTATTTATAGAGATCAACCAGCCATGGCAACTACAGAAGGCATGGCGATGGATGATTCCAGTAATGGTTATCCTGCTTTCAAGCAATACTCTTCTAGCCAAGCTAATATTAGTGACCAATTGATATTCTGGTACAGTAACCAAGGATTTATTGGCGCACAGCTTTGTGGAATATTAGCGCAAAACTGGTTGGTCAATAAAGCTTGTGCAATGCCTGGTGATGATGCAATAAGAAAAGGCTATAACATTGTTGCAATAGATGGTGAAGAATTAGATCCAAAAGCACTAAAAATACTAAAGCATTATGATCGAGCTATGCAATTAACCTTTAATATGCGTGAGTTTATTCGCAAAGGGCGCATATTTGGTATTCGTATTGTTATGTTCAAGGTTATTTCTACAGATCCATTGTATTATGAGAAACCTTTTAATATTGATGGCGTAACACCCGGTAGTTATAAAGGCATGGTGCAAGTAGATCCATACTGGACTGCCCCGATGCTTGATGGGCCTTCTGCCAGCCAACCCGATACAATGCACTTTTATGAACCGACTTGGTGGCTCATCAACGGTAAGAAAATACACAGCTCCCACCTGATAATATTTAAACATGCTGAACCCGTAGACGTTCTAAAACCACAATATATTTATGGTGGGATACCTTTAACACAACAAATCATGGAACGTATCTATGCCGCTGAACGTACGTCTAATGAAGCACCACAATTGGCGATGTCCAAACGCACCACTATCTGGTTGACCGCTATGGAAGCGGTTATGGGCGATACCAATGCTGCTACTGCTAGA